ATGATCGTCGCCTGGACGGTTCTGGCCGGTGTTATCGGCGCCGGCTTCTGGGTCGGCCAACGCACAAGCTCGATTGATGAAATTGAGCGGCGCCAAGACCGCAGTGAGGTCCGCGTCACGGCGCTGGAAGCCCGCCAGTCTGCCGTCGAGCGCGACGTCGCTGTGATCTTCACGCGGCTGGAGGAAATTTTGCGGGTGGTCAATCGTTTGGATGCCCGTTTCGAGCGAATGGAGGTCGAAATCGGGGACAAGCTGCACGTCGGGTCAAACAACTGATGCCCGAAATCAGCCCCAGCCGCTATGTCGTCTCGGCTGGATGGGACGACGTTCCGCACCTCGACGCCGCCACCAAGGCGGAATTGCTCCGGGGCACGCTGCCCCACCTGCGCGGCCCCCGTTCAAGGGGCACGCCATCGCTCGGCGCCGGTGCGATCTACCCGATCCCGTGGGACGAGATCGTCGTGAAGCCGTTTGAGATCCCCGACTATTGGCCGCGCGCCTACGGCATGGACGTTGGTTGGAACAAGACGGCGGCATTGTGGGGGGCATGGAACCGCGAGGAGCGGACGCTCTACGTCTACTCCGAGCATTACCGCGGGCACGAAAAGCCGGCCGTTCACGCGGCCGCAATCAAGGCCCGGGGCGACTGGGTTCAAGGCGTGATCGACCCGGCGGCGAATGGGCGGGCGCAGAAGGACGGCGAGCAACTGATGATCGCCTATCGGGAGCTCGGCCTTCACATCACCAACGCGGACAACGGCGTCGAAAGCGGGATCTACGCGGTTTGGGAGGGCTTGAGCGAGGGCCGCATCAAGGTTTTCAACACGCTCAGCAATTTTCGCCACGAATATTCACTCTACCGCCGCGACGAAAACGGCAAGATCATCAAGAAAACCGATCACGCAATGGATTGCCTTCGCTACCTGGTCGCCTCTGGGCGGCTGGTTGCTCGCGTCCGCCCGGTAGGCAACGCCGGGTGGTCGAAATCATCGACAAGACCTGCTGACGGGAGGGCTGGCTACTGATGGCCTACAACACGCAAGACGCCGCCACCGTCAAGAATGGCGATGAAAACGCACAAAAGATGAACGCATCGTCTCGCGTTCTTGATGACCTGAAAACGGAAGTCCGCCGCCGCGAGGGGGATCGCTCCGAGCTTGAGGTGCGGTGGCTGGACGACCTGCGCCGGTTCCATGGCGTCTATGACGAGAAGACGCAAAAGCTGCTGGACGATAGCGAGCGCAGTCAGGTGTTCGTCAACGTGACGCGGGTGAAGACCAACGCCATGGCCGCGAAGCTGAGCGACATGCTGTTTCCGACCGACGATTTGAACTGGGGCATCGAGGCGACGGCATATCCCCAGCTTGTGCGCGTTGCGCTCGAAGCCACTCAGATCACCGACGAGGCGACGGCCACCGCTCAGGCGCAGCAGGGCCAGCCCGGCGCAGAGGCGGCAGGGCAGCTTGCCAATTCTGCCGCGTCGGTGTCTCAGAAATTGGTGGCGGAGCGTGAGGAGGCTGTGAGGCGCGCTGCTGGCATGCAGGAGCAGATCAAGGATCAGCTTGACGAGTCAAATTGGCCCGCCAAGGCTCGCGTCGTCATCATGGATGCGTGCAAGATGGGCGCCGGGGTCGTAAAGGGCCCGATCGCCGGTGGCAAAAAGCGCCGCGGCTGGAAAAAGTCGTCCGCTCCGCCGGGTGAAGAAGATCGCCGTCCCGAAGACGCTTTCGATCTGGTCTGGACCGAGCCGGAACAGCCGACCGTGAAGCGCGTGGACCCGTGGAATTTCTTTCCTGACATGAGCGTGGCCAACGTCGAGGACGGCGAGGGTGTTTTCGAACGCCACATGCTGAACAAAAAGCAGATGCGCGAGCTTGCGAAGGAGGATGGGTTTGACCGCGACGCGATCCGTCGGATCATTCAAACCCCGGCCAGCACAAGCGAAAGCGCGTATCTGTCCGAGCTGCGCGCCATAGGCGAGGGCGCGGTGACGACAGACAAGGGCTGCTACTGCGTCTGGGAATACTCGGGGCCGATCGAGGCGGGCGACCTGAAGGGGCTCTACGAGGACGCTGGTGACAAAGAGGGCGCGGACGAAGCTGAGGAATACGACATTCTGGACCAGGTGAACGCGATCGTCTGGTTTTGCGATTATGAGATCCTGAAGGTGGCGCCCTACCCGCTCGACAGCGGCGAGACGCTGTATTCGGTGTTTCGCATCGAGCCTGACGAGGCGTCAATTTTTGGCCGAGGGATGCCGTCGCTTCTCAACGACGCGCAGAGCATCATCAACGGCGTCTGGCGGATTATCCTCGACCACGGCGGCGCCACGGCCGGTCCGCAAATTGTCATCGACAAGACGCAGATCGAGCCGGAAGACGGCGATTGGATACCGCGGTCTTTCAAGGTGTGGAAGCGCGACAGCATTGGAAACATGGGGGGCGCGAAGCCGTTCGATATGTTCCAGGTCAACAGCGCGCTTGGGGAAATGCTCGCGATCGAGCAGCGCGCCATGATGCTGGCGGATGAGGTTGCAGGCATGCCCGCGTTTGCGCAGGGCGAGCAGGGCACGGGCGTCACGAAGACCGCGCAGGGCATGGCGATCCTCACGTCGGCGGGCAACATCGTGTTCCGCAAGATCGTGAAGCAGTTCGATGACGACGTGCCCGAGACGCTGATCCGGCGATTTTTCGACTGGAACATGCAGTTCAGCCCGCGCGAGGAAATCAAGGGCGACCACAAGGTCATCGCGCGCGGCTCCAGCGTCCTGATGGTGCGCGAGATGCAGGCGCAAAACCTGATCGCCATGGCGGATCGCTACGGGGGCCATCCGGTGTTCGGCCCCATGCTGCGTGACAACGGCCTGCCGCTTTTGCGGCGGATCATGCAGGCGCACATGCTGAAGGCCGACGAGATCATCCTGACCGACGATGAGTTCAAAAAGATGCTGGACGACATGGCGGCTCAGGCAGCGGAGGCGGAGGGCGATGGCGGCGCCGAGCAGCGGCGAATGGAGATCGAGACGCGCAAGATCGAACAGGCCGACGCAGAGCTCGACGCCAAGGTTGGCATGGCTAACGCCGCCAACGAGATGGCCAAGGAAATCGCCCTGATCCAGCAGGATACCGCGATGATGACTTCCGCGGAGGCTTCCAACAAGGGCGACGCCGATCGCGCCGCCAAATCGTTCGACAGGCGCGAGGACCGTGCCAGCAAGGAGCGCGGCGTGGCGGTCGAGGTTGGAATGCAGGAGCGCACCGGCGTCAGTTCCGGCGGGTCCGTCTGATGGATGCCCCCCGCGTTGATCGCCACAGCGATACTTGGCGATGCGTGAACGAGCGCGCCAAGGAAATGCTGGACCGCGCCCGCCTCGTCACCGAGGCGCATGGCGTTGACATGCCAGACACCGAGTTTGCCCGAGGCCAAATTGCGGCGCTTCGGGCCATCCAAAGCCTTGGGGAACCACCCAAAGGCTGACGAAATCGCGTCTTGGACCGGCGGCCATGCCGCTTCTCCCTGACCGATCCCGGCAAAGCTCCCCTCGTGGGACCGGCGCCACCCCTGACCACCCGAAAGGGAATACCTCATGGCGATTGAGCCTGATGATGCGTCTGCGCAAGCGGACGGCTTCGACGACGCTGACGTTCTCTGGTCCGAGATGCTCAAGCAGTTCCCGGATGAAGGCGACGAAAGCCAGCAAGACCCCGATGCCGAGGCCGGCGACACGCCGCCCGACGCTGACGAGAGCACCGCTGGTGACAACGATGACGACCCCGACGGCTATGACGACGATGACGAGGACGACGCCGACAAGGTGGCCGCTCTTCGCGCTGAAAACGTCAAGCTGCGCGGCGACCAACGGTCGGCACAGGGACGTGTCGCGGCCATGCGCAAGCAGATGGCCGCGGTAACTGAGGCGGCGGGAACCGAAGACTTCGCCGCTGCCAGGGCGAGCGTTTTGGAGGACTTCCCGGAGATTTCCGCACCGCTCTACGCGGAGCTTGGACAGCTCAAGTCTCAGCTTGCGGCGATGATCGCGGCGCAAGGCTCCGAGCTTGCCGAAGCCGAGCGGAGCGTTGCCCAAATCCACGCAGCCAACCGCGCTGACCTCGACCGCCATGCCCCCGGCGGCATGGCCTATGTCGCCGCGAACGAAAGCGCGTTCGGGACTTGGATCATGGATCAACCCCTCGCTGATCGCCAAGCGGCGCAGCGCAATGGGGGGCAGATCGAAGACCCCATGGAAGCGGCGGACCTGATCCGGCGGTTCCAGCAATTCCACCAGAAAGACCATCTGGCGCCCAGCGATCCGCCAGGCGCCCAGCGTAGCCGCCGACAACGCCAGATCGCTTCCACCGCAGGGCCTCGTCGCGAGGGTCGTTCATCCGCTTCGGGCATCCCGAAGGATGGCGACCATGTGACGATGTTCAACCAGATGGTGGCGGCCGGGATGGACAAGCGGTAGGGCGCACAACCCTCGAAGGAATAGACGATGGTGAAGTATACCGATGCGGGGATCTCGCCGCGCACGCAGACCTATGCCGCCCTTCAGATGCTTCGGCACGCCGGGCCCGTCATGGTGCTGGACAAGCTGGGCGAAACCAAGCCCATGCCCATGAACAAGGGCTTGGAGATGAAGTTCCGGCGCCCGATCCCGTTCACGGCCAAGACCACGCCGCTGGTCGAGGGCGTGACCCCCGATGGGACGACCTTCACCTACGAGGACGTGACCGTCAGCCTCCAGCAGTATGGCGACTGGTCGAACTTCACGGACGTGATCGAGGACACGCACGAAGATCCGGTCATCAACAACATGGCCGAGATGCACGGCGAGAACATCGGCCGCACGATGGAGGCGCTGAACTATGGCGTCGTCAAGGGCGGCACCAGCGTCACCTACGCCACCGGCAGCGCGCGCAACGCGACGGCGCACGCGATCTCGCTGACGAAGCAGCGGGCGATCATCCGCTCGATGAAGGCCCAGAAGGCGCAGAAGATCACCTCGGTCCTCAGCTCCAGCGTGAACTACGGCACGCGCTCGGTCCACGGCGCCTATATCGCCGTGGGGCACACGGATCTGGAGAGCGACATCCGCTCCATGCCAGGCTTCAAAGATGTGGCGGATTACGGGACGCGCAGCACGGTTTCTGATTACGAAATCGGGTCTGTCGAGGATGTCCGCTACATCCTGTCTCCTGATCTGGCGCCTTTCCTCGGCGCAGGCGCCGCGGTCGGCTCCACCGGCATGGTTGCGGCCGACGACACGAACATCGACGTCTACCCGATCCTGATCTTCGGCAAATACGCCTGGGCGACGGTTCCCATGCGCGGCGGCGGCTCGATCAGCCCGACGGTCATCAGCGCCGGCAAAAAGACCAAGGACGATCCGCTCGGTCAGCGGGGCGTGATGGCTTGGAAGGGGTGGCACGCTGCTGTCATCCTGAACGACGACTGGATGATGCGCTACGAGGTCGCCGTCTCCGCCCTGTGATGCCCCGATACGGGCCGTGCATGATCGCGCGGCCCGTATCGCTTTTGCCTGAAGCCAAGAAGGAGCCACGCCATGAGCGTCGGAAACAGCTACGTCGGCACCTATACCGGAACCGGAGCGGCCATCAATCTTCTGTTGGGGTTCATTCCTGACCACATCCGCGTCATCAACATCACGGACGGCAACGCCGGCGCCGAGTGGTTCAAGGCAACCCCGGGCACCACCGTCGCCCTCGCAGGTGCTCTGTCGAAGGTGACGAGCAACGGCATCACCGCCTATGCGGGCACCGTTGGCGGCAACGCGCCGGGCGTCACCTTGGGAAGCACCGTCTCGGTGACCGGGAAGGTCTACCACTACATCGCCTCGCGCGGGAAATAAGGAGCGACCCATGCCTGTCAACACCTACACCCGCGAGAATGCCATTTTGGCGTTGCGCGTCGGGGGCGGCGGCGCCCTGACGGAAAACACGAAGGTGCTCGGGTCGCTGCTCGCCGGCACCGCCGGGCCGATGGAGCCGCAGCCCGCCATCGCCGACCTCGCCACCGACGCATCCGGCACCGAAATCTCCGT